CTCAAGCAACAGGAAATCCAGCGGAAGGTGGACAAAGACCGTGTCGATGCGCAGCTTAAACAGCAGCAGCTACAAGTCGAGCAGGCTCGCATCGCAGCTCAAGAGAAGATCGCAGGGTTGCAAGTTGGTGCTAAGACCACCCATGCGCAGAGCGAGCTTAGGGCGCGGATGGAGGTTGAAGGGGTCAAGCTTGGTCTGCAAGGCGCTAAACAACGTCAGGAAACCGCACGTGCGCAACGACCACAGCCTAACCAGTCACCTAAGAAGGAGACTAGATGAACGATGGAACCGTCCTTGGGTACTTAAAAACTAAGTTTACCGAAGAGCAGCAGAGCAGAGTTGAGTTCCTTGCAACTGGCAAAGCAGTCAGTTTGGAAGAGTACAAACACGTAGCCGGAGTGATCCGGGGTCTGGCAATGGCTACGGAAATCCTAGATGACCTCGTGCAACGACTGGAGAAATCTGATGAATAGTGCTGTTGATCTTTCACAAGCTGTAGACCTGTCTGCTGTATTGGACAAGTCGGCTGAAGAGAAAGCAAAGCAACTGCCGGACCCTGCTGGGTATCACGTTCTTGTGGCGCTACCTGAGTCTGAGGAGACCTATGAGAGCGGCCTAATTAAGGCTGATGAGACCCGGCGGTATGAAGAGGTGTTGTCCACGGTGTTCTTCGTGGTTGCCCTTGGCCCTGACTGTTATAAAGATGAAAAGAAGTTTCCGACCGGTCCTTGGTGCAAGAAGGGTGACTTTATCCTCGCCCGCCCCAACACTGGAACCCGACTGAAGATTCATGGGCGGGAGTTCCGGCTTATCAACGATGACTCGGTAGAGGCTGTCGTCCAAGACCCGCGTGGTATTTCGCGTGCTTAAGGAGAGTTAAATGAAAAACAACATGGAATTAGCTGAGTTTGAGTTTCCCGACGAGAAAGAAGAGAAGGCTAAAGCTGCTCCCAAGCAGGCTTCCTCGGACGAGGAGTTCAATATTGAGGTTGTAGACGACACTCCACCACAAGATCGTGGTCGCAAGCCTATGGCTGAGCCACCGGAGGAGGTAACTGAGGATGAGCTGGCTTCGTATGACGAAAAAGTCCAGAAGCGCCTTAAAAAGTTTACAAAAGGCTATCACGATGAGCGACGAGCCAAAGAAGAAGCCCTACGGGAACGTCAGGCTGCTGAAGAGTTCGCCAAGCGGCTCTATGAAGAGAACCTTACTCTCCAGAAGCAACTCTCTGAAGGCTCTAAGATTTTTATTGAGCAGGGTAAGTCAACCGCTCAACTGGAACTTGAACAGGCTAAGAAGCAGTACAAGGATGCCTATGAGAACGGGGATGTCGATGCTGTGGCGGAAGCGCAAGCTAAGATCGCACAGGCAACCCTGAAGCTTGACAAGGCTGAAAACCTTAGACCTATTGAAGTACAGGAAAAACCCGAGTATAGTCCACCCAACTCGGCAGCTCCCAAGGCTGACCAAAAGCTAAATCAGTGGCTGGAGGACAACCCTTGGTACGGAGATGAGTCATCTCCCGAGACCACGATTATGAGTGCTACCGCCCTTGGCGTGCACAACGCTCTAGTCAAACAGTATGGTCAGGGCTATGTTGGGACAGATGAATACTACGAGAAGATCAATTCTCGTATGCAAAGAAGTTTCCCCGATTACTTCGGGAGCCAAGAAAGTCAGGAAGAACCGGAGGAGCAGCCTCAACAGGCAGCGCCCCGAGCCAAACAGACTACAGTTGTAGCTCCGGCTACTCGTAGCACGTCGCCCAAGAAGGTAAAGTTAAGCGCTTCTCAGATAGCTATTGCTAAGCGTTTAGGTGTACCTCTGGAACTTTACGCCAAAAAGGTTGCTGAACAACAGGAGAATCGGTAATGGATGAAACACGTGTAAGTCGTGAACACAGCACGCGCAATAAGGCCCAACGCAAGGAGTCTTGGAGACCCCCAGAGTTACTCCCTGTGCCTGATCCTGAGCCCGGCTATAAATTCCATTGGGTTCGTGTCTCTACTTTGAACACGCCTGATCCGATTAATCTCTCTGCTAAACGACGTGAAGGCTGGGAGCCCGTAAAGGCTTCTGAACATCCTGAACTGCATTTGCATATTACTGACCCCGACAACGCCAGTAAGGACGTTGTTGTGATTGGTGGGCTGATGCTCTGCAAGACGCCTGAAGAATTCGTTACGCAACGCAACGGGTACTACTCGAAGCAGGCTAACGATCAGATGACGGCTGTAGACAACAGCTTCATGCGCCAAAGTGACGCCCGGATGCCGCTCTTTAATGAGCGAAAATCTACAACGACCTTTGGCTCTGGAAAATAATTTTTTGGAGTTTAATCATGGCTTATCCTACTGTAAGTGCTCCTTACGGCCTACAGCCAATCAACTTGATTGGTGGTCAGGTCTTCGCAGGTGCAACTCGTCAGCTGCCTATTACCCCTACTATCGGTAACGGCGGCGGCTCAATTAACTACAACACCCCTATTTATTACGGTGATGTGGTTCAGCTGAGCCAAGCAAATAGCACCATTATCGTTTCAACTCTGGATACTGATACTTCGCCAGTCGCTGGTGTTGTTGGCGTGTTCCTCGGTTGCACCTACACTAACCCTGTAACCAAGCAGAAAACCTTCAGCCAGTACTGGCCCGGTTTCTCTTCTGGCGTGACTGATGCTTACGCATACGTTGCTGACGATCCCGACCAGCTCTACAAAGCTGCTTCGGTTGGCAACACGGTCAACACCACTGGTTTGGTAATTAGCGCCGTATCTCAAGTCGTTGTGGGTAATAACGCCACTCTGATCTTGAACACGGGTTCCGCCACTACTGGTAATTCGAAGATCGGTGTGTTTGCTAACGCTGTTAGCTCGTCACTGCCGATGCGAGTGGTTGATGGTGTTCCTGACACCGCAACTTCAAGCGGTTACACCGAACTGATCGTCAAGTTCAACTTCGGTTACCACTCGTATAACAACGCCGTCGGCGTAGCATAAGGAGCTTAAATCATGGCTATTTCACGCGCACAACTACTGAAAGAGCTGCTCCCCGGCTTGAACGCCCTGTTCGGCATGGAGTACGCTCGCTACGGCGAAGAGCACAAGGAAATCTACGAAACCGAGACTTCCGAGCGTTCATTCGAAGAAGAAACCAAGCTGTCTGGCTTCAGTGCCGCACCGGTTAAGAACGAAGGTTCTGCAATCGCGTACGACAACGCACAAGAAGCATGGACTGCTCGCTACAACCACGAAACCATCGCTCTGGGTTTCTCGCTGACCGAAGAGGCCATCGAAGACAACCTGTATGACAGCCTGTCGGCTCGTTATACCAAAGGGCTGGCTCGTGCTATGTCGTACACCAAGCAGGTTAAGGCGGCTAACGTCCTGAACAATGGCTTCTCATCGTCCTATCCGGGCGGTGATGGTCAGGCTCTGTTCTCGGCTAACCACCCACTCGTTTCTGGTGGCGTTAACTCTAACGTCCCAGCAACTCCTGCCGATCTGAACGAGACTTCGCTTGAAGCCGCCGTTATCCAGATCGCTGCTTGGACCGACGAACGTGGCCTGCTGATCGCAGCTAAGCCTCGTAAACTGGTTGTTCCGCCACAGCTCCAGTTCGTTGCTACTCGTCTGTTGGAAACCAGCCTCCGTGTTGGCACTAACGACAACGACATCAACGCTCTGAAGAACAACGGTTCGATCCCAGAGGGCTACACGATCAACCACTTCCTGACCGATCCGAACGCATGGTTCCTGACCACTGATGTTCCTAACGGCATGAAGCACTTTGTTCGTACGCCGATGTCTACCGGAATGGATGGTGACTTCGACACTGGCAACGTCCGTTACAAGGCTCGTGAGCGTTACTCGTTCGGCTGGTCGGACCCTCTGGGCATGTTCGGCTCGCAAGGCGCGTAATAGAAAGGGGGGCTTTACGGCCCCCCTTTTTAGGTATATAAAGGCAGTAAATCCGGGGGAATTCCCGGCGCTTACGAACAGGCCCCCCGCCTGACGACATGCAGATCGTTTGCGCTTAACTCGCATGTGAGGACAACTCAAATGGCACTTTCTACCACCCAAAGTATTTGGCGTTCGGGCGGCGGCGATCAGACTCGCACCGCATACTGTGGCTCCGGCGTAATGGCTGCTCAGTTCTACATTGCTGACGCATCTGTTGCTACTGCAACTAATGTTACGATTTCTTCCGACTCAGGCGCTCCTGCTTTGATTCTTCCAGCCGGTGCAGTTGTGT